AATTGAGCATTGGCTAATCCGAAAAGGAGTATCTACCTCAGTAGAGGCATACCCCGATATTGAAACCTTGGCGGAAGACTTGCGATTTAACAGAAGTATTCATGTCATTTATGTTGCCACGCAAGAACAACAAGCAATCATTGGAATGCGCGCTACAGTACTTGGTTCTGAAAGAGCGTGGTAAGTATGTCGTCACCCGAACATCTCTTAATTTCAAAGATCATCCAAACATCGGATATTGCAACACCACTCAAGTCAGGAGTTAAATCCGAGCATTACTCAAGTACATGGCAGGGCGTGTGGGAATGGCTCACAGGTTTTTACCGAGAACATAATGCCGTTCCAACAGCGCGTGTATTTAAATCTCAGTACGCAGACATTCCATTATTTGATGCTTCTGCTGAAACATTTTCACGACTCATTGAAGAGATATTTCAGGCGCACACACAACACAAACTGATTGAAGTTATTTCAACAACAATGCCGTTGCTCAATGCTGGGCGCACCAAGGACGCACTAGACACACTGTCTGTCGGTATACAAACAGCCGCGGTTGAGGTGTCCCGAATGCGGGACATTGACATCATCCAAAACTGGGAAACTCGTATCATGCGTTACGAGGAAATGCGTAGTACACCAAACTCATTACGCGGTATTCCAACAGGCTTCTTTGGTCTAGACAGAATCACTTCAGGTTTACGACCACAGCAATTCGTTGTCTTTGTAGGTGAGCCAAAGCGTGGTAAATCTTTGTTCGCTCTTATCATTGCTAACGCCTGCCATATCCATGGCAAGATTCCAATGTTCGTATCATTTGAAATGAGCATTGAAGAACAAGAAGCACGATACGACGCAATTATTTCCAAGACCCCATTCAACAAGATTTTGCGTGGTGAGTTAAATAATAAAGAAATGGAACGCATCCGTCGCTCCCTTATGCAACGCAAGAACATGCAACCGTTTATCTTTAGCGAAGACACTTCATCGCTCACAACGATCTCAGCACTAACGGGCAAGGTTAAGGAGTACTCACCTGACCTACTCATCGTTGATGGTGTGTACCTCATGGATGATGAGGAGGGGGAAGCCAAAGGTAGCCCCCAAGCGTTAACCAACATCACGCGTGGCTTAAAGCGTATGTCTCAGAAACTTGACATTCCCGTTGTGGCAACAACTCAGGCGCTTGGTTGGAAACTGGGCAATAAAAAGACGCGAGCAATCACTACTGACGCAATTGGTTACTCATCGTCATTCGTTCAGGACGCCGACCTAGTACTCGGCGTTGAGCGCAACCCTGACATTGATGATCAAGCGATCATTCGTGTTGTCGCGGCTCGTTCAGCGCCCACAGGTGAGGTACATATCAAGTGGGATTGGGAAAACATGGACTTCTCGGAGGTGACTGCAGATGGCTATGGTGTCGGAGACGCATTTGACTGATCTTGGTAATGTCCTCAAAACTCTTGGCGTAGACATTCGCCGTGCCGAGGGGAAAGAAATCTCAGGGCGCTGTCCTGTGCATAAGCGAGTCACAGGTCGCGATGATGGTTCCCCATCATGGAGCATGAGCGCAGAAACTGGGCTATGGATTTGTTTCTCGTGTGGTGCCCGTGGAACATTAAGCATGTTGGTCTCAGAATTAACTGGAGAACCAGATGCAATTATGGCTGTCCACTACTTTTTGATTGACCGCAACTTAGAAAGACTTACTTCTGATGTAGAAGTTACTAAAAAGAAACCTGAAGTGGATTGGGTTTCCTTTTCAAAGTTTGGTGTAGTCCCTGAAATAGAATTACGAAAGCGGTCAATTGACCCTGATCAAGCCCGAAGTCATGGTATCCGTTGGGATACCTCGCGCGCTGCATGGATTATCCCAATCGTCAACCAATTTGGTGATTTACAGGGGTGGCAAACCAAGGCTAAGGATTGGATACGCAATTTCCCAATTGGTGTTAAGAAGTCCGAGAGCCTGTTTGGTATTGAGCGCTTTAAGGGTGGCACAGCAATCTTGGTTGAATCACCACTTGATGTCGTGCGTTTTGCCAGTGCCTTTGACAAACCACAAGCCTTAGCAACTTTTGGAGCGGCTGTGAGTGACAAGCAGATTGGCCTCCTCGCATCAGTTGCCGATAAAGTAATTATTGCAATGGATAACGATGATGCTGGAAAGCAATCATCAAAGAAGTTCTTTAAAGCCCTTCCGTATTTCCGTAAAGGTGTATGGTGGTGGGATTACTCAGGGACTACCGCCAAGGATATTGGTGACATGACCAATGATGAAATAGAACTCGGACTACTAAATTCTTCGCAGATGCCAAATTATTGATCTGCGCTGTTATATTAATAAACCAACCAAGGAGAACTAAATGCCCACCATTGTTAGACAAGAACCAACACCATCCGAAGACGCCTATCTCCAAAAACTTGTTGAGGAATACCTCAAGGCAAAAACCTTCAGTGATTCAGCCGCGCGACGCACGGACGAACTAAAAGCCGAACTGTCAAACATGGTTGACAATGAGGGCTACTCTGACCACAAGGGAAGCAAGTGGCTTGAGACCAAAAACGGCATTCAACTAAAGCGTGAGCGCCGTGTCTCGGTATCCCTAGACCAAGTGTCTGCCCGAGCATGGGCTGAAGGCAACGATTTATGGGATCAGATATCTGTCACCGTACAGATGTTGGATGAGGACGCCCTTGCTACCGTGGCTTGGGAACACCCCGAATTGCAGTCAGAGATTCAAGAACTGTACTCCGAAAAAGAAAATTGGGCCTTTAAGGTCATTGAAACAAAAAAGTAATACATGATAACCTTAAAGCAAAGGGAGGAAGTCATGTCTAAATCAACAACCGATCAAGTACCTCCTGGGAGATGGGAATGTCCGAAATGTGGCTCTCTACTGGAGACAATGATCCCGACAAACGGACCACCGCTGTGTTCCCGACACACTGGTGGCGCCGTTCCGTTCGTAGTAACAACCAAGAAACCCTTGAAGGAGACTCCGAGTTCATCCTAACAATGGATGCAATTATTAGTCTGTTACGCGTAATTTCTGTATGCCCAAGTGAAGATTTAGCAAATGCTCTATGTGATCCCGATACTGGTGTCTCACTAGACGAGCAGGAACGAATAGTCGCATGGTGCGATAACTTGGCTGACAACATTTCTAGTTACGAGGAATAACAATGGGTATTGACCCACTTGACCTACTGGGCGATTTACCTGACTGGCCTGGTTCCCGTCCACCTAAAAATAGAGGTAAAAAGAATCTAGTTGCGGTTAATACTATTAATGGTGCACGATCTAAAAATTACCGTATTAATGGTATAGATGTAGAAATGTTTACAATTGGAGAAGCAGGGAAAGTAATCAATAGGTCAGCGAGCACTCTCAGGATGTGGGAACATCAGGGGTGGATACCAAAGACTAACTACAGGACATCCGCACCCCGTAAATCTCAGTTACCAAATAAAATACCCAAGGGTCGTCGCCTGTATACTCGTAAGCAAGTAGAGTTTTTGAAAGATTGTATACAGCGCTTTAACTTGGACGATAGGAACTCCAAGCACTGGGATGACTTTAGACATTTTGCAATAACTAATTGGCCCAAATAACTTGGGAAATTATTAAGAAAAACGCGCCGAACAGCAAATCGTAAGATATGCTCGGTCACCAAGAACTTATTGGTCGCTAATAGGCGCCTGACAAGTAAATAATAAACACACACACACACAAGAAAGAAGAGACCATGCCAAACTACGATGACGACGACGACACTTTTGAAAAAGATGAAGTCGCCTACGAAACCCCACAAAAGTCACGAGCCGATGAGGACGATGACGACGATGATGCCCCTGTGCGAAAAGCAACCAAAGTTGCAGAAACACCCCGCAGACTAATCCGCGGTGGTTGGGAAGGCGTCTCCCAGTTAAAGTCAAGCATTACCGACTCGTCATACGCACAGCGCCTCAAGATTGCTGAAGAGCCAATCATCATCAAGTTCCTTGAAGCCGCACCATACGCCGCATACCGCCAACACTGGATGGAGCGCACTGGTCAGAAGTCATTCACATGCATCGCTAATCTTGATGAGCGTGGATGCCCACTGTGCGAATCGGGCAACAAGCCCAGCAATAAGTTTGCATTCAATGTGATCTTGCTGACTCAGGGCGAAGACCCAGTACTTCGCTCATACGAAGTTGGTTCACGCGTCATTGATCAGTTGAAAAACTTCAATGATGACCCACGACAAGGACCACTCCCCAAGCACTACTGGGCGGTTTCCCGTTCAGGCAAGGGCGCTACAACCGCCACCAACCATCAATTGGTGAAGGCTCGCGACCTTGAAGAAGAATGGGGCGTTCAGGACTTGAGCGAGGACGATTTAGGCAAGTTTCTTCGGAGTGCCTACACCGACGAGATTGTCCCAATCCCGAGTCGCAAGGAATTACTCGCTATTGCGTCTGAAGACGCATGAGCAAAAAGGTTAGTAGCGGGAGGAGGGGCGTAATCGTCCCTCCTCTTGTTGTTTCTACGATTAAAGAAATACAGGAGATCGTCAGAATTGTGCAAAGCGTTGGCGCTTTTGCCTTTGATGTGGAAACACGCGGGATAGTTGAGCGTCATGTTGACGCTATGAACGCGTACAATACTGAACTCAAGAAGCACCTTGCCGAGATGGTGACTACATCACCAGCGGTGAGGGAAGCCACACAAGAACGCCTAATGGAAAAGTGGCGAGGTATTATCGCGCTTGACCCTTTGCGTAACGAAGTCTTTTGGATTGGCATTGCCACCGATGGTCATTCATGGGCTATACCAAT